TAAAGGTACATTGCCTTCTGGTAATACTAAGCAACAACTTAGTAAATCTAAAGAAGAAAATTTTGAATATAAAAATATATTAAATCAATCAATAATGAGATATAATCAACTTTTTTCTTTAAAGAGTACTATCACTATTCCTGGTGATTTTTCACTACACGCTGGTGATGTTGTTTTTGTTGATGCTAAAGAATTATCAATTTATGATGAAGAAGTAAATAAGGAATATGGTGGGCTATATATTATAGCAGATTTATGTCACTACATTTCCCCGAAAGAAACTTATACTAAGTTAAATTTAGTCAGAGATTCTTTTGGTAGAGTTGGCAATCACACATCTGGTAAAATACCATTATGAACAATAAAAGCCTCCAACAACACATTAATGATGATATAGATGAATTAAACAATTCTAATGTTAGTAGTCAACGTCGTCGTCATTTGAGCGATGAACTTACTGCACTCGAACAATATCAAGTAAATCATCCAGACGAAGATCACGATCCAACATCACTTGAATTATATTGCGACTCTCATCCAAATGCTCTTGAATGTAGAATATATGAGGATTGATCTGTAATGGAAGGTGGGTCTTTATTTAATCCTGGATTTTTAGGATCACATTTCTATTGGTGGATAGGTCAGATTGCTGATGATTCCACTTGGAGGGATAATATTGTTCCAGGAAAATTTGAAAATAAAGATCAGGTTCCTGGATGGGGGAGAAGATATAAAGTCCGAATAATTGGATTGCACGATAGGGAAGAAACTACAATTCCTTCTGATCAACTTCCTTGGGCGCAGGTAATGTATCCAATTACTGCGGGTGGAGGTCAAGCAGCAGCGTCTGCTACATCCAACCTTCGCCAAGGTAATTTTGTTTTTGGGTTCTTTCTTGATGGGCAAGATCAACAAGTTCCTGTAATAATGGGAGTTCTTGGTAATAATGCCCAGACAGTATTAGGTACTAAGATTGGAGATGATAAAAGTAATTTTTCAGCGACAAGTGGATTTGCAACTCCAGCAAATGGTGATAAAGATTTAAATATAAAAGTTCCTGCAGAATCTTTAGTTACAAATAAACCAAAGTCTAAAGAACAATCTGAAGAATGTTCTCCTCCTCCAAATGGAGTTTCTGTAAATCAATTTGGATTAAGATCAGATCTTCCTTTATCTAAAGCGCAGTTTCAAGATCAACAAATAGCAATAATAGAGGCAGAAGCAAGAATAAATTCTGGATTATTGAGACCAGAAGATCGAGCATCATTTATACAATCTGAAGTAGCAAAGGGAATTAAGAATAGATGTAAAGAATCTAATTCTTCAACTTCTCCTTCTCAACCTGGTGCAACTAGAGAGCAACCAGATAACCCACACGAATTAAGTGCCGCAGATGTAATTCGTAATGAAAAAATGTTGAGAAAGGTTCCTCTTTCCAGTCCTTGTAAAAAACAAAAAACTGATCTTAAAAATATACAAATAGTAATTGAAAATCTTACAAAAGACATTAATAAAGTTCAGCAAGCAGCAAATAGTTATATTGATGCAGTTTCTACAAATTTAAATGAATCTAAATTGCAATCATTGGTAGATTCTGCCGCAGCAAAAGTTGCCTCTTATATGAAAAGTATCTTTGAGCAAGTAAAGGGATATGTGATTAAAGAAATGAATGCTAAAATTTCTAAAATAGTTGATAAAATATTTCCAAATCAAAGAAATAAAGTTTTGCGTTTGAAAGATAAAAGTACAAGTAAAATTGTTTGTCTCTTTAATAAAATAGTTGGAAAATTAGTTGGATTAATTGGATCATTCTTGGGTAAATTATTCAAAGATGATTCTGGGAATTTTAAAAAAGTTGCACCAGAAGAAGGAACTACTCCAATCGTTCCAATTTGTTCAGTTGAACAACTCACTGGAAATGTATTAGGAAATGTAATTCAGGAAATTACTGAAGGTGTAGATGCTGCTGTATCTCCTATCGGAAATTTAGTTTCACAATCTCTGGGTTCTTATGTTGAATTTGGTGGAAGTACTTCTGGTGATTCTAATACTTTTCCTTTAGAATCTTTATCATATGTTTCTTCCGGATTTGTTTCTGGGAAAATTGATTCACTTGCAGGACAATCTTCTAGTTTTATTTTTGGTCAGATTGATTCTGCAACTGGAGCAGTAAGTCAGCCTTTAACTAATGTAGCAACAATATTAAATCAATCTACATCTTTACTTGATGGAATAACTGGAAATATGACGAGTGCTTTAGGATTTGTAAATTCTATACTTCAATTTTTTAGTTGTGATGAAGAAGAATCTTGCCCAATCAATGATTATCACACTTTCCAGAATGGTGGAGGTGCATCTAAATCTGTAGATCAACCAATTCTAGATAATGTGTCTAAAAATATAAATCAAAATTCAGAAGTTCCAAAGAAAGAAAATCCTTTTGCTCAACCTTCTAAACAAACTGTTTCTGGATTTACTGTTGGTGAAAATTCAAACATTGGATAGTTATACTAAATACTTCTAATAAAAGAACGAAAATAACAAGATCAATATTATATGGCAAGACAAAGCAGTTTATTAGGACCAACACCAAAATCTGCCATAACTGTTGGATATATTGATCCTACTTTAGGATATATTGATAACGTTTCTATTAATGATGCAAACAAGTATGCTCAAGTAAATCCAGGAACTGTTTTTATTTTCTTTGATGGTAATAATAATTTAAGATTTTTAACAATCACTGAAGTAAATTCTTTAACTTATTCTGATCTAATTTCTACTAATAAGTGTAATGATAAACCACAAAAATGTGGTCCTCCTATTATTAATTTTTTCGGAGGTGGTGGCGTAGGGGCATCTGCAAATCCTATTATAGGCGCAGATGGATCTTTACTTGCAGTCGATGTAGTTTCTGGTGGTTTTGGATATAAATTTCCACCTAAAGTTTCTGCCGAAGATTTATGTCAGTTTGGAAGTGGTGCGGTATTGAGATCTTCTTTAGGAGAAACTGCTACTATTTTAGAAACTTATGAAGATGAAGAAGATTTTGAAGAATATGTAATAGAAGAAGAAGAGGGTAATGGTATAGTTGAATGGGGACCTGATGGAGAAATTTTAGGTCAATGGAATGCAGATAGTTATGATTTTAATAATGAAAATGATCCAATTGCAGATGAGATTAAAAAATATCAAAAAGTTCTCATAGAAAAACCTTTTTGGACTACTAGAAAAAATAAACCATCCAAAATAACTTCTTTGGATGAATCTTATAATTCATATGATGTTACTCATCCTTCTTGGAATGAGTTTATGAATAAGTATGCAATTTCTCCAGTACCATCTTCGGATTTTTCTGGAAGTGATTATTCTGGAAGAGTATTTACTTTCGAATGGATAGAAGAATTTCCTTATGATGGTCAATATACTTTTAAGGGACTTTGTGATAACATATCAAAAGTTTATCTTGATGATTCTTTACTTGTAGATAATCTAAATGGTTTTGATTCCCCAGTATCATCTTTTGCTGCAAATATTACAGAAGGTTTTCACGTAATTAGAGTTGATTTATTAAATATTCCTATTCCACAAACATCTACTCCCAATAGTTCTTCAAACAATACTCAAGTATCGAAAATAAATCCAAAATTTATAAAAAAAGGAAAGGATTTTTTTATAGAAGTTGAAGGAACTGGAACAGGTAAAGTAACTATTTTAGTTGATATAAATGATTCTCCTGGAATTGCTGGAGTTGCTGCAAAACAAATCATAATACCGTCAAATGATGGTGATCTAAAATTTACTAGAACAGGATATTCTTCAGATAATATAGAATCTTTTGTTGTTCCTAATGAAAGTATAAAAAAAACTGCTAGATTTACTGGAGGAAAAACTTATGGTCCGATTAAAATTATTGGAGCATCAATAAATGTTCCTGAACCGGAAGTAAAAAATAATAATAAAATTGCATTATATGATGCAGATGGAACAGATCAAAATATTCAAGTGACTATTGCTGATGTTGCTAATGAGCAAAATTCATTAAAGGTAAATGGGATAGAAGTACTCAAAGATACCTCAAATGAACCAACATCATATCAAATACCTACAGTAAAGTTTGTTCAGAAAAATAATCAATATTATATTCAAGTATCTGGAAATGGTGAAGTTAAAGCAAAGCTTAAAATGGATGTTAATGATAGTCCATACATTGCTGATATTGCTGCATCTGAAATAATTTTACCAACAGATACCGGAAATGTATCTTTTAAAAGGACCAAACTATCTCAAATAGATACTTTTACTTCTTCGTTTGTTTCTTACATAAAAGAGGAAACGATAACAAAAAATGTAAGTTTCACTGGTGGTAGATTATATGGTCCAATACAGATTTTGGGTAGTAGTTCTACTCAAAAAATAAATGGATCAAGAAGATTAGATCTATATGATCTAGATGGAAATGATGCAAATATTAAATTTGAAATTTTTAGTATAAACCCAATTAAATCTAAAGAGACATCAATATCGGTTGGAACTGTAATATCTTCGGCATCTTGGAACACAAATCCAATGGGTATTTCTATGTCCATAGATGCTCCTGATCCTCCAATTCCAGTAGAACCAATACCAAAACAAACTGGAAGATGTCCTTCTAATCCAATATGGTCTACAAGATTTTCTGGAGCAACTTCAAGTTGGTACCCTGTTAAATATGAAGTTCCAAATACCTGGAGCAACTTTATGAACAGGTATGCGGTTTCTCCAGTTCCACCTTCAAGTGACCCTGGAAGTGATCAGTCAGGAATAACTTTTTCTAATACTTGGAACGTTAATATTCCATATGATGGATTTTATGCATTAAAAGGAACTGCTGATAATTCGGGAAAGGTATATGTTGATGGAATTTTAGTAACATCATTAAATGGATTTACTACAAATAATCCTAGAATTAATAAAGTCTTTCTTACAAAAGGACCCCATACG